GCCATCTATATACTTGTCCTTTTATTCCGCCATTCGTTCATCAGGAAGCGAAAGCCGTCCAGCAGGTAGACGACCGTCGCCAGCACGCCGAGGATGAGGGTCAGTCGGGCCATTACGCGACCTGTTCATCCAATGGGAGGATCTGCGCCATATTGCCTTCGGCATCACGCACGATGTGCCAGCCACGTCGAGTTGGAGGCTTGACAGGTTCAGGCATGGGTTCAGGCATGGGCATGGGCGGTGATTCGTCCTGCTGTGCGAGATCACCCATCACGCCCATATAGCCACTCATGCGCCCTTCATGCGAGTGATCTTGCGCGGCGGCGTTAAAGGCTTTAATCGTTTCCACATCAATCTTGGATTTCGCCTGCATCTTGGCGACCAAGACTTTCACAATATTGTTCTGCGTATTCGTTTCGAGATCCGTCTGAGCCTTCAAGGTGGCGAGTTGAATCGCATTCTGATCGTTCAAGCGTTGGGTCAGCATCTCCGCATGATTGTCGATCTGGGCCTGTTGGAGCACCGTGGCATTATCCATCTGGGCTTGCTGCAATTTCGCCTGTGACTTCTCCCGTTCGGCCAAGACAATCTTTTCCATCTCGGCCAAGTCTTGCTGGAGTTGCTGATTCTGTTCTTGCGCTTGGGCCAACATGGCCAACTGACCGGTCTGTTCTTCCGTGGTTCCAGGCGGGAGTTGCGCCTTCAAGCGTTTTGCCAGGACATCGGCTCCCGCCATATCGAAAGAACCGATGATGAGATCCCCGGCAATCTTCATAATGTCAGGATTGGCATTCACCACCGTCATCAGGAGCTTATTGGCCTCCATCTTCTTGGAGGCGCTGGAGGGGCCTGTCGAGATCGCCACATCGTAGCGGCCAATGGTCGGGTTATACGAGGTGGAGAGGACTTTCTCGAAGGCGTCGCGTTCCTCCACCATCGTCTGTTGCTGTCCAGGATTCAGCATCGCCGTTGCCATCGCGCCATCGTCGCCCGTAATCTTCACGGCCTGCGCTTGCGTATAGACATGGGGAATCATGGCGAGAATCACGCGCCCCGTTTGCTCAATCGCCATGTGCCAATGTTCGTGATAATGGAAGGTGTTGATTTCCCCTGGTTCCTGTTGGGCATTGATGCCGGCCCCCGATTGGACCGGCGCACCCCCAGTGCCGAGGGTCGAGGGTTGCGAGAGGCCCATAATCATTTGGGTGTCGGAGATGAGATTCGTCATCATCCCTTGCCAGCCAGCAGAGATGCCAGCGGGTTCGCTACGTTGGGGTGCAGGAACGGGTTGTCCCGCGAGTGACACGGGCGTATAGCGGAGCACCGCTCGTGGCGTCTTATGGGCATCGGCCCATTCGTTCGTATATTGTTCGATTTGGCCTTCGGCGGCGATAAAGGGGGCGAGGGGTGCGAGCGCTGCGCCTTCGACACAGGCCGAGGAGGCGTAATTGTAGGCGCGTTGGGCGTCCATCGACGATTCGTTAATCATCCCGCGCTTACGTTCCTTCCCGTCGATCTCAAACTCTTCCCCCACCGAGCGAATAATCGGCATTACATCGCCGTGATGGACGCCTTGGCTCAAGATCCTATCTGGGCAGAGGACCGCCCAATTCATGGTGCCGTCTTTATCTCGATAGTAGTATTCCGCCACGACGACTGACCCTTCGCCAATCCACGGCAGCATTTGTGACGTATCCATCGCATGCCAACTCTTACACCCCGCCTCCGCCGCCTCTGGATATTGCTCTTTGAACTCCGTCGCCGTGAGCTTGGACATCACAAAGCAGTAGTGGGCGTCGCGGCCATCGGGGTATTCACAGAAGGGGTCCATGAGGACCATGCGCGGGTCTTTAATCTTCCGAATCGTAATCTCCATCAACTCGGTCTTGGGAATCGGCACGACTTTGACGCGCCAATAGCCAAATCCTGTTTGACAGGCATGACGGAGCCCGGTCTCGTAGGCCACTTTGGAGGTCGAGGTTTGCGTAATCTGACGAATCATTCCCGCGAGGATCTCGCCCACCTTCTCGTCGGCTTCGCCGGACATGGCGAGGACGCGCACATCACGCGACTGCATCAGTCCCGTATTCACGACATGCCGCACATATTGATTGAGATGGTCGAGGGTCAGGCAGGGGCGGTCCATCGCTTCACGGGCACGGCGAATCCCTTGCGGCCACTGATCGCCACTGATGAACGTCTGGACTTCGGCACAGCATTCAAAATCGGCTCGATGGGCTTCGTAGGTTTGCTTAAAGCGTGTGGTGGCGAGGGCGAGGAGATCGGTGGAGAGATCGGGCGTCGTGGTGGCGTCAACTACCTCATCCATTACTGTGACCTCGTATATTTTGGATGATTCATTGGTGAGACGTAGCGATTGCCATACCGTCCCTTTGCCACACAATCTAAAATATTCTCACTTCGCGTGGCGAGAAATAAATGATCGGGGTTAATACATTCTGGTACATCGCACCGATGACACACGAATTGTCCACCAGGAATCTCGCCATACGTCAGTCGATACATGAGACGATGGACGCGATGATTCTTTCCTTGATACCAGGCGAGTCCATACCGACGAGGCGTGGTCCATCGTTCCCCTATCCAGCAGCCACTTTCAGGAATCGGCATCGAGGCGTGTCGGAGTTTCTGTATGGTTTCCTGTGTGGAGTTCGCTGAAAGAGAGAGTCGTTTATACGACATACGAACCTACCAGGCAGATCCAGACGATTGCGCGCATCCAGCCCAATCCTTTCCCCGTCAGCATGCCGGCGCGACGGTCGGTATTCTCATCTGGCACTTTCGCATAGGCCCCGCCTTTCACGCCGCGTTGGAGTGATTGCTCAAAATACGCCAGGACGGAAAACGCCTTCGCGCCATGACTGGCCCAATTATGCACGGCGCGTGGACTCCACGAGTCGGTGTCTGACTTATATTTATTATGATAATCTTTCAAGCAGGCGATCCCTCGTTCACAGGCCGTGGGATTGAACACGCAGCGCGGAAGCAGCGTGCGGACCCCCGCAATTTGTGCCACTTCCGCATTCGCCCCCAGATTCGGCGCTACATAGCACAGAAAGCCGTTCCGTGTCAAAATACTCTCCGCCGTCTGTCCTGAGGTCTGCTCATGATGCGCGCCATCGTGCGGGAGCAACAGCGCCCCATAGCTCCAGGACTTCTCTCGCAGGATCGTGATGAGATCGGCGGTGGTCGCCTTGCGGACTTCATCGTACCCGATGAGATGCACGGCCCCATCCTTCATCACCTGGGCATACCAGATCGCCGTCGCATCGTCCCACCCCAAATCAAACGCCGCATACACCGGTTCGGTCTCCATCGGCAGGATCCCCATCATCCGACCCGTCTGCTCCAACTTGAGCAGGATGTCGATATAGTACGACCCTGGCGTGACCGTCTCAAACGTACACAGATACTCCTGCTCAAACAGCCCTCGGCCTAACTCCGGGCCGTAGAGGTCGATATTCTCTTGCAAGATGGTGGCCAATTGGGTGGGCGTAAACACCGTCGTCTGTGTCGCGGTCAGATAATGGACGCCCCAGTCCGGCTTCCCCCGCTGACTCGTCAACTGCTTATAGACATGGTTCTTCCCCTTCGGGGTCGTCAGAAACCGAAAGAACCCCCCATTCTCCTCCACAATCGGTCGCAGAATCGCGAGCGCCTGTGGATCACACTCCGCCCACTCATCCAAGTAAATCCCAAACGGCGAGGCCCCACGGACCGCATCATAGTTATCGGACCCCAAGAACTGAATCACCGACTTCTTGTTCCCCCGACTCCGCACCTCGACCACCATCTCCTGCTCCTTCACCGGCCCAATCCGAAACCCCTCCGGGAACGCCTCGTCAATCCGCCGCTTCCCCGTCGCCTTGTTAATCGACTTCATCATCGCCCGCCGCGCATGCTCCTGCTCCGGAAACATGTAAAAATAATTCGCCGGCGTCATCGCCGCCCGCCGCCCCACATCGTTCAACATCAACTCGCTCTTCCCAAACCGCCGATGCCCCACCACCAGGATGTTCCTGACCTCCGCCATCATGTCCGCCCAGATCGCCTCCTGGTGCGGCCTCGGGGCCCAGCCTTCAGGGGGAATATGAATCTGCGTGGCCATTCCAGATTTCCTTTGTAAAAAAATCCACTCGACTCGACCCCCACCGTGGCCGTACACAGACCCATTTCAGCCACCGGCCTCGCCCTGAAAACTGGGGGCGTACCCCCGGCCTGCTCCAGGCTGCACCTAGGTAGTACCCGCTACAGGCTTCTGCTTCGGTGGATCTAAGGACAGGGTTTGTGCTTGCTGATTCGCTGGCGTGGTCGGCGGGCGAATGATGATGGTGACCTGGCTGTCCTCGCTCACAGCCTCAACAGGCTTAGGGACTCTGGCCCGAATATACGCAGGGTAAAACTCGCTCGGATGTTCTTTAGCCCACTTCGCTAAGCCTTCAATCCCTCCCGCTAACCTGAACGCTTCATCGAGATACTCTCTGGCATTGCGGGTACTCTTGCGTTCATGCTCCGCAGGAGTGGGGCGATAGCGGGACGGAGAAGGTAAAGTCCCTTGCACGGTGGTTGGTTCTATCTCGTGCACTATGGTAGATGTACCAGGCCAGTACTTGGGCATGGGTAGTACCTACACGGAGAGTCGTGTGCCTGTCAAGCGGTGTGGGACTGGGGGAGGGGAATGGCGGCGACTCAGGCCCGTGCTATGCGAAGCGCATCTATTCGCACGGTCAGAGTCAATGGCTGTCTTGAAGCAAGCCAGCTCTAATAGATCTTATGCGACGAGTGCGGATAGATTGTCAACCACTATTTCACTGTCGCATTCTGCCACAGTAGCAGGATCAACAGGTTACGTGCTCAGTGTAGCATAATACCACAGTCAGACCACTTGACAGGGTTATCCACAGGTCTGTGTAAACTCGGACAAAATGCCACAGGGCTGTGGCCTTCTGAACCGCTACAGGTAGTAGTGTGTGGCGTATCGCCTCGCAAGTGACTCAGTTATCCACAGGGAGCTATTCGTAACCCCTTGATATCCTTGTATCCTTGACCTTGGCATGGTCCATGCTTATAGACGAGGCATGAATCGTTACTCACCGTCAACCCATGAGCACGATGCCACATGCACGTGTCATGCGTCACCACGACGCTCACCTCACCCCGCTCCATTGTCCTGCCGGATGCAGGAGAATGGAGCCCAGCGAGCCGGGCGCACCCCCGGCAGAAGGACTAGCATCATGAGCACAGCAGAGAAGATCACCACGTTTCTTGAGGCAGAGACGAATCCCTATCCCACGGAATGCTATGCCGTGCCCGGCGAGGATTCGATTATTGACACGATACAGCCTGCCACGGGATTGACCACGTCTTGCGGCAAAACCCTCGAAGAGGTGCGAGCCGAGAAAGGCTATGAATGCGCCGAGCGCATGACCATCGAGGCCTTTTGTGAGGCGAAAGCCATACGGCAGCATCGCCCGATTACGTGGGAGCCGATTACCGAAGAAAAATACTATGAGATGTTTGAAGTGCTCCCGCCGATTATCCGAGGGAACGGGTTTCTGGTCTCTGAACCATGGGACCATGACGCGCAAACCGGCGCGCCACGATACGGAGCCTATCGGCATCGAGGCGAGACCTACGAAGCCGCAAACAGGCCCATGACGGTCAAGGAATTTACCGAGAGCCAACGATAGCCTAACCCTCGGATGTGGCGCGGCACGGCCCCACTCTCTCCCGCGCGCTATGGGAGTGGGGCCGAACAACAGAAGGAGCAACCATGTTTACGATGAAATTCAAGACGCAAAATGAAGCCTTTGACAGTGGGGTTGAAGTATCAAGAATTCTGCGTGCGGTCGCAGAGAAAATTGACCAAGATTATTCTGAGGGAACAGTCATGGATCTTAACGGAAATGCCGTTGGACAATGGGAGCTGAGATAGCCATGAAAAAGCCGCGCTGTAAATGCGGAAAGATCTGTCATTATTACGGAAATTATGGGGGCTATTCTGTCTCCTGTCTCGGCTGCAATGAAAAAGGGGCAGAGCGCCAACGGAAAGCAAGAGCCAAAAAACGCAATACACAGAAGGAGTATTGCACCATGAAAAGCACAACAGCCCAGCCGACCACGCACACGCCCGGACCGTGGACCCTCTCAGCGGGGAGAGTCATTACCACGTCAGATGGAGAATTTTACATCACCTATGCCTCGGACAGGCACGGCAACCCCAATTTTAAGAACTTTTGCGCCCTCGATGCCAACGCCAGACTTTGTACCGCAGCTCCAGCCTTATACGCAGCTCTTGAGGCAGTACGCGCAAAAATAGCACTAGGCCCGCTCGGTTTATTGGATATTGTAAACGATGCCCTCGCCCTAGCCGAAGGGAGGGGCTAACCCATGCGACCCAACATCAGCACAGAAGGAGCAACCACGATGAACCGCCACAACCCCCAGTACGGTACCGCCTTGGACCTGGCCCTCGAGCTGGCGG